TCCCAGGTGGGGGGCGGGGATGACGGCGCAATGGTAGCGCGTTTATCCGTAGAGGATGCTGTTGCGCGTTATTGCGGCACATATGGTTTTGGTGGGGATGTGTTGTTTGATCTGCAAGAGCGGCGACTTGTACATAAAAAAGACGTGATGAATCTGTTGCCACGCCACGGCTGGGATGCCGTGCGCGAACACCCTGCCTGGCAAGTCGTGCGAGATCATGAGGTTGGGTTTGATCCGACTGAATCGGATCCGGCTATTAAGTGCAATTTGTTTGGCGGTTGGCCAACAGTGCCGGCTGAGGGCTCGTGTGAGCGGTTGCTCGAATTATTAAATTATCTCTGCAGTAACGAACCAAATGGGCCGGAGATTTATCAGTGGATGCTCCACTGGCTGGCGTATCCACTGCAGCATCGCGGCGCAAAAATGCACAGCGCCATTGTCATTCACGGCCCGCAAGGCACCGGCAAAAGCCGGTTCTTCGAGGCGTATGCAAAAATCTTCGGCCCCTATGGTCGCGTGCTGGGGCAAGAAGCGCTCGAAGATAAATTCAATTCCGACTGGGCTGAGAAAAAATTATTTGTCATCGGTGATGAAGTGCTGGCGCGCGCCGACATGTATCACATCAAAAACAGACTTAAGGGTTTTATCACTGGCGGCACTATCCGTGTTAATCCAAAAAATCTCGCCGCTCATAACGAAAAAAACCAGATGAACATTGTATTCCTGTCGAACGAGCGCATGCCGCTGGTTCTGGAAAACGATGACCGCCGGCATTGTGTAATCTGGGTACCCCCCAAACTGGGTGAAGATTTTTTCGATGAAGTGAATGATGAAATTGATAAAGGCGGTGTCGCTGCCTTGCATCATTATCTGCTGAACATGGATCTGGGTAATTTCAAGCCCTGGACCAAACCACCCATGACCAATGCAAAAGCCGATTTGATTGAGCTTGGCAAGTCGAGTGAAGAGCGCTTTGTGCAGGAATGGCTCAACCTCGAAATCGAATCCGCAACCGGTGAACCACTACCGCTGTGCCCATGCCTTGGCAGCCACCTGTTCAAGGCCTATTGCCTGTGGTGCGAGCGCCAGGGCGAGCGCCGGCGCGGTATGAAAGACTTGATCGGTCTCATTGGCAAAATGCCTGGCTGGCGGGCTGGTAAATCCGTGCCCACCTGGACGGACCTGCAAAACCCGCAAAACAAAAACCGCAAAATGATTATACCGGCGTCCGGCGCGCTATCGGGCAGCTTGACCAAAAACCCGCGGCAGCAGGATTTTTTACTCGAAAAATTCAGCTCACAGGCGGAATGGCTAACAGCCGGTTTTTTCGCCTTTGCCGAATGCGTGGGCGAATCATGAAAAAAACCACGCCAACCACGCCAACAACCACGCCAACAACCACGCCTCAAACTCAGGCGTGTCGCGGAAACCACGCCAACCACGCCAGCGGCCCCTCGTATGCGCACGCGCGAGAACTGTTTTTATATTTTTTAATTCTCTCGCGCGTGTATATATATGGCGTGGTTGGCGTGGTATCAGTGGTTTACTGGGAAAAATCGGTTTTCAGGCGTGGTTTCAGGCGTGGTTTTTTAAATTGTTGGCGTGGTTTTGAGGTGCAGGTATGAAAATCCTCGAAACCCGCGCCGCTTTTGCCCGCCGTTTAGGCGTTCACCGCTCCCACATCACCCGCGCCATGCAGGCCGGGCGGCTGGTGATGCAGGATGGTCTGGTGGATGTCGAGGCCAGTCAGGCACGCATGGCGCTCACCGAAAGCCCTATGCCACATCATGAAGCCAATCGGCTACGCATTGCCGATGACAAAACCGCGCAGAACGACGCAGGCGAGGCGATCGCGTCCGAGTCGCCATCATCACCCGGCCAGGCCGTCTCCGCGCAACCCCCGGCAGAAACCGAAAGCGCTGGCCTGCGTTTGCGTATGGCCTCGGCCAAAGAGCGTGAAGCCAAAGCCGAGATCGCCGCCATGGAACGCGACAAGATGGCCGGCCTTTTGGTCGAGCGTAGCGAGGTGGAATTTGTGCTGCGCGATTTCGGCAACACCCTGCGCAGCCTGCTGGAAGCCCTGCCTGATCGTCTGGCACCCGTGCTGGCCGCGCAGCGCGGCGATGTGCCGGCCCTGCGTACCAGCCTGCAGGACGCCATGCGCAGCCTGCAGGACGAAATGACCGCGCTCATGCAGCGATCCATGAGGGCGCCTTGATGCTAGCCCGCCAATCCAGCATCACCCTGCCATCGGCCCGCCCGGAGTTATACCGGGTGCTGGCCGACGCATTGCGCCCCCGGCCCGTGGTGCGGGTGAGTCAGTGGGCCGATACTTACCGCGTGCTGTCGAGCAAGGGCAGCGCCGAGCCGGGCCGGTGGGACACCTCACGCACGCCGTTCCTGCGCGACATCATGGATGCCCTCTCCATCACCAGTGTCGCGCAACGGGTAGTGGTGATGAGTTGTGCGCAGGTGGGTAAAACCGAAATCGGCCTCAACTGGCTGGGCTACATCATGGAACACGCCCCGGCACCGACGCTGGTGGCGGTGCCCACGCTGGAGGTGCGCAAGCGCTGGGTACGGCAGCGCCTGGATCCCATGCTCACCGAAACGCCGGTGCTGCGCGATTTACTCGATGCACGCCGCTCACGCGATGCCGGCAACAGCGAGGATTTGAAAGATTTCCCAGGCGGCATGCTGGTCATCGGTGGCGCCAACTCCCCGGCGTCGCTGGCCTCCATGCCCATCTGTAACGTGCTGTGCGATGAGCTGGACCGCTTCCCCTGGGAGGTTGGCCAGGAGGGCGATCCACTCGGCCTGATTGACGAACGCACCAAAGCGTTCCCGCGTCGCAAGGTGCTGCTGGTCTCCACGCCTACGGTCAAGGGCCAAAGCCGCATCGAGCAAGAATACCTGGCCTCCGATCAGCGTCAGTTCCACGTACCTTGTCCGCATTGCTACACCCCCCAGGTGCTGCGCTGGCGGCATGACGATGGCAACTATGGCCTCATCCACCACAGCAGTACCGGCGAAGTCTTTTATGCCTGCCGTGAGTGCGGCAGCCGCATTGACGAACACCACAAACCCGCCATGCTGGAACGCGGCGTGTGGATCCCGAAATACCCCGAGCGCGATGTGCGCGGCTACCACATCAACGGCCTGTATGCCCCGCTGGGTTTAGGTTTCACGTGGCACGAATTGTGGAGCGAATGGCAGCGGTCTCACGGCGACACATCACGCCTTAAGCGATTTGTGAACACCACCCTGGGTGAAACCTGGGAAGAGCAGGGCGAAAGCGTAGATGGCCTGGCACTTATTGCCCGGCTGGAAGAGTACCCGGTGAGCTTGCCGGTGCGCGACATCACGGCGGGCGCGGATGTGCAGAAAGATCGCATCGAGGTCAGCATTATCGGCTGGCGGGATGAGGGCGAAGAGGGCTGGGCCCTGTCGCATCTGGTGCTTGATGGTGACACCACCGAGCCCGCAGTATGGGACGAACTGCACCAGGTGCTCACGGAGGCACGGGTGCAGCATGCCTGCATTGACTCCGGCTACAACACCAGCATGGTGTATGCCTTTTGCGATAAGCGCCGCTGGTGCACGGCCACCAAGGGCGTCACCGGCATGGGCCGCCCGCTCATCGAGGATGAGCGCAAGCGCGCCCAGCGCCTGCGCACCCGCCGCCGCAAGGGCGCGCCGCTCGAACCGGTGGGGGTAGATCAGGGCAAGGCCATCCTCTATGCCCGGCTCAAACTCACCCAGGCCGGGCCGGGCTATATGCATTTTCCCAATACACCGGATTTCGATGACGAATATTTTGCGCAGCTCGCCGCCGAAAAACTGGTTACCAAAGCCCGCCACGGCCGCCCCTACCAGGAATGGGTACAAACCCGCCCGCGCAACGAGGCCCTGGACTGCATGCTGCTGGCGCTGGTGGCGCGCCGATTGTTACCGGCCAGCCGCAAGCCGGGCGCGTCACCCGCGGCCGACGCCCCAAAAATAATAAAACCGCCTGCAGGGCACCACCTTACCAACAACGAGTGGGCCAACAAGCTATGACCATCGCCAACGCACCCGGCGCACATAACGATGACGCCGCCATATCGCTGCTGTATGAAGTCACGGCTATTGTGCGTGAAGAAACCGGGCTTTCCGAAGCGCTGGCCTCGCACTTTGCCGAAGCCATTACCCGCGGTTTGCGCAAACGTTTTGGCGGGCTGGATATGTACATCCCCGCCAATGGTTCACGCGCCGAACGTGCCGAACGCGACAGCCTGTTTCGGGCAGAATTCAACGGTCGCAACCTGGATGAATTGTGCCGCAAATATGGCCTGTCGAATCGGCAGGGGCATCGGATTATCGGGGGAAAATGATGAGCGCGCTTTCAAAAATTTTGCGGGATACAGTCAGTAACGGTTTAGCATTCTGGTGCCCAGGGTGTGACCGCATGCATATGGTCAGAATCGGTGAAGGCCCAGGCCCGCGCTGGACATATAACGGCGATGCCGAGCGCCCGACATTTAGCCCTTCGATACTCGTCAAAGGCCGGCAGATGACCGCAAAGGGGCACGCCGACTTCAGGGAATGGCTTGCCAGCGGTCGAGCATACACGCCGCCCGAATTTGAAAGCGTCGACTTGATTTGTCACTCATTCGTGTGCGACGGCCAGATCCAGTTTCTCGGCGATTGCACACATGCGCTTGCAGGGCAAACCGTGCCAATCCCCATATGGCCCGATGAAGATAAAAACCTTCCATTTTAGTTAACGTATGGCTGTGGTTGGACGCTGATTGATCAGCATCTAGGTGAAGTGGTGGGCGCCCCCATGCTGGATGATTGTCTGATTCTCTAAGCCTTCCACACCGCGCCATCCGGCGCGGTGTTTCTCCCCGTGTTTTTGCCATTTTCCCCTAAAAATGTCACGCCCGCTCGCGTAGCGTGCGAGCATGAGTACAGCCTCCGATTTATTACCCCTTTACATTGCCGCCGAGCAGGCCATCCTGCAAGGGCAGAGCGTGCGCCTGGGTGACCGGCAGGTGAGCTTTGCCGATTTATCTTACGTGCAAACCGAGCGCGCCAAACTGGAACGCCGCGTGGCCGATGAGCAAGCTGCCGCTGCGGGTCGCAGCGGGCTGGGCTACAGCGTGGCGAGGCTCGACTAATGCGCCATCCCATTGACTGGCTCGTTGAACAATTCTCGCCCCAGCTGGCGTTAAAGCGCCGCGCGGCCCGTGGCGCGCTGGCTTATTACGAAGCCGCCGAACCCTCGCGCCTGCGCAAATTCCGCCGCGATACCAGCTCACCCAATACACAAGTGCAGCAGGGCGCTGTGCCGCTGCGCACCCAGATTCGCCATTTGGAGCAAAACCACGACATCGCCCGCGGCGCCCTGCGTGTGCTGGTGAATAACGTGGTAGGCCCTGCCGGCATTGGCATTGAGCCGCAACCGCGCATAGCCAATGGCGACATCCACGCCGATTATGCCAAGGCCCTGCTCGAAGCCTGGCGCGACTGGTGCCGCAAACCCGAGGTGACTCAGCAACATCATTTTGCCCGCGTGCAACGCCTCATGGCGCGCACCTGGCTGCGTGACGGCGAATCGCTGGCGCAACAACTTATCGGCCCGGTGGCGCTGCTGGATCACGGCACACGCGTACCCTACAGCCTTGAACTACTCGAGCCCGACATGGTGCCGCTGGATTATTTTGATGATGCCCGGCGCATCAAACAGGGCATTGAGTGCAACGCCTGGGGTCGGCCCGTGGCGTATCACGTGTATAAAGACAACCCCGGCGAAGCTGTTACCACCAAGCCCAACCTCAAGCGCGTACCCGCTGATCGCATGCTGCGTCTCACCTGCATTGACCGCATTGGCCAGCTGCGCGGCGTGAGCGAATTTGCCAGCGTGATTACCAGGCTCGAAGATTTGAAAGACTATGAAGAGTCCGAGCGCGTCGCCGCTAAAATTGCCGCCATGCTCACCGCCTACGTCAAGCGTGGCACACCGGATTTGTACGACCCCGCCCAGGCGACACGCGACACCGAAGGCAATTTACTGCCGCGCGAAATGCGTTTCCAGCCCGGCATGTTCATAGATTCGTTGCTGCCCGGCGAAGAGATTGGCCTGATTGATTCGAAGCGCCCCAACCCGAATGTGGTGACCTGGCGGCAAGGCCAGTTGCGCGCATTCGCCACCGGTATCGGTGCCAGCTATTCCTCCGTATCGCGTGATTACAGCGGCACGTATTCCTCGCAGCGGCAAGAGCTGGTTGAGCAGTGGAGCAACTACGCCACCCTCACCGATGAATTCACCGGCCAGTTTGTGCGCCCGGTATGGGAAGCGTTTGTGCTCACCGCGCACTTATCCGGCGTGGTACCGCGCCCGCGCGCTGTGCTGCCCGACACAGCAGATGATGCCCTGTACATTGGCACCAGCATGCCGTGGATTGATCCGCTGAAAGAAGCTGTGGCGTTCACCCACCTGGTGCGAGCTGGTTTTGCCAGCGAAGTGGAAGTGATTCGCAAGCGCGGCGGCACGCCCTCGAACGTGCTGGAGCAAATCAAGAAGTGGCGGCAATACGCAGATGAAAATAATTTAATGTTCGATTCCGATGCGCGCCGCACCAGCCAGGCCGGCACGGCGCAAGATTATTTGCGCGAATCAGTCAATAACAACAATAACGGCGGTACTAATGGCGCTGGAGATTGAGGGCTTAAAAGAATTCGGCGCGGGTGTGGTAGTGGCATTGGTGGGCGGCGTCGTGGCGTTGCGCAAACTGCAGGTGAGCTGGAAAAACGATGGCGGCAACATCACCGCGATTGAAACCATGCAATCACTGGTGACCAGTTTGCGCGAAGAAATAACGCGCCTGCAAACGGAAAACGTACAACTGCGCAACGAACTGCGCCAACTGAAGTTAACCGTGGATCGTTTGAGCAACATCGCCAACCGCTCTGCGCTGACGTTTTCGGAACAGGAGAGTGACGGATGAATTTGTCGATGCATTTCACCATGGCCGAATTAACCGCCAGTGATATTGCGTTGCGTAAAGGCATTAAAAATGTCCCGCCCGCGGACCTGTTACACAATGCTTTTACCCTGGCTCGCGGTCTGGAGCGTGTGCGCGGAATTCTGTGTTTTCCAATGCACAGCTCAAGCGGATATCGCTGCCCCGAATTAAATGCAGCCGTTGGCGGATCGGATGACTCTGATCATATGAAATTTCTGGCAGATGATTTCACCTGCCCGCAATTTGGCACGCCTAAACAAGTGGCAGAAGCTATTGCACAGCATGCCGAAATTGTTCAGTTCAAACAATTAATTTACGAAGGCACATGGGTACATATTGCTTTTCATGCTGACATAACGCCAGCACGTAAAGAGGTTTTCACCATTCAATTTATTAACGGCAAACCGAAAAAACTTAACGGTATCGTGTAAGGCGAGGCGAGTATGCAAATTGAAGTCGATCCCATAACAGGAATTATAAAACGTTATACCGATGACGGAGCGTTATGTGTAACTGATGATCAATCTCCAACTGATGGCGAATTTCGTATAGCACGCTGCATGAATGGAAACACAGGACTTGTTCCAGGTGCTGCCGTAACTGTAAGTGCTGTTGACATAATTGCATGGTCAATGCCGAGCGGCAAGAAACGTCTTGCTGTTGCAGCGTCAAGAGATCGGGTAACAGGTAATACTCACCTTGGTTGGTGGCTTACATGGAATGCAGGAAATCCTGTCACAGCGAAAGACCGTCTAGTCGCGGCAATGGCAACTGGCCTTTATGCAACAGGGGCTACAGTTGATGCAGATACTAACAGCGGAAGTCTTGTCATTCCTCCTGACGCTGGGTTTATTTGGATACCAAGTGATGCAGACATCACTGACATTTACACCATCCCGATTTCATCCGCTGGTACTGTGGTGGGCAACTCCGTTCTGACAGGAGTATGTGCATGAAAAACAAAATACCAAATACGTTTAGTCACGGTGCTGCATGGGCTGCAGATAATATTGAATCACCGTTTATCTTTTTTCCGCTTGCCATCGCTGCCGGGTCTGCATTGCAGACTACAGGCATACCCGTCATTAGCAATATACAAGGATGCCCTGGCGTTTTTCCGTGTGTTGATGCGGATTCTACCGCTGATAATAACGAAGGTTATTTCACACCTGATCCAACCAATGATAATGACTATTTCTGGCCCGGTGCCGGGCATGATTATAACCCTGTCACAGAAGATGGATTATTTTCACTTGGCCGCAAGTTGCTCAGCGCGGGCACGGTGAACGGTATTGGTGGAGGAAGATTATTTCTAGCTGCTACAATATTCAACCCGACAGGAGCCGTCACAAACGGTGGTCTTTTGTCTTTCGGAAATCGTAATACTGCCACCAATGCGGATGGAATCAGTATTGGAATTAATCCTGCCACAGGCGCGTTGAATCTTGGTATTCAAAAAGGGTTGACCGTTACACAGGCCGATTTGATGAACGCGAGTTTGTCGCAAAACTCTGCATGGCGTTGTGCTGTCTTGTTAGATTTTGCTCACGGTGAAATTCTTTCAGCGAGAAATGGAGTTGCACAAACGGTTTCTGGCAAAGCAACATTGTTGCCTGCTGCAGATGAACTGACTTTGACTGGTGCAGGTTGGATGTTTGGTGCATTGAATAGCGGCACGACTATTGATGCCAGAACTCCATCAACTTCGCCAGAGACTCGTGTGCGTGATTTGTTCATTATGGATTTGTCTGGATACGATAACGCGCAAGCTGATTTTTATGAATTGGCTGATCGCCTTGCTCGCGCTCCGACTTATTCACTGCCTCACTGGATGGATCGTTTCTGATGCTTGCAGAAAGACGGCAGATAGGTTTTATGTGTGGCGCACCGCGCATGAATAGCGCGGTCGTTCTTGTTTGCAGCTTTATCAATTCACCTATATCTGTAATGTGTAATGGTGAAACTAAAACACCAATATTGGCTCAAATCGGTGTTTTGTATTATGGCCATGTTACGTTTTATAACCTGGCACCTGCCACAATTTATCCCGTTACATTGCAACAAGGCAGTATTACTGAAAGCGATTGCAGTGTAACAACAAATTGCGATGCATTCACACGTTGCAAGCTCTGGTTTAATGGGTGTGACAATCCTTCAGCTGTTTTCGGCGGTGCTCAGAAAGGCGGCTATGGCCGCATTGCGAAATCACGCAAGGCTGGTGGATTACATTACATGATATTCGCTGATGATTGGGGATATCCGTCTAAACAAACAGTTAATGACGTAATACTTGGGTTGGCACATACAAATTCGGCTGCTGTCAGTGGATTGGCTGCTGATTATGTTTTGTCTTACGCGAACAATCTTGGAATGCTCGCAGATACTTCCGATCGTAATATTCGCTGGGGGCGTGATGCGGATCGTGTGTATGTGACACGAAACATGCCATGGATGCTGCAAATCGGCGACTGGGAAGTGGAGAATGATCGTGGTTGGGATAACGCTGGACCGGGCGCGCTGTACGATACTGCAATAGGCGTTTTTAATGCGCTGTTTAGTCCGTTGCGTCCTGAGACGGATATCCGCAATCGTGACATAACTGCTTTGCACTGGGGTATTACCGTTGGGAATACCCGTATTGTTGCTACCGACAATGTCACAAATGGCTCCGGTGGTTATATCGATGGCACAACTGCTATTACCACGCAGCTTGGCAACAACCAGATTGATGATTGCCTTGACGCGTTGAATACAGATGAAGCTTGCAAAATATTAGTGATGAATGTCGGCGATAGATATTTTGAAGCCGCGACTGCTGCAACGCCAGAATTTCAAGCAGGACAACAACATCCATTATTCAATCATTGTATTGAAGAATATCGACGTTTGTACACGCGCACTGGGGCAACGCAAAAAAGCTTGATGGATAATCCAAAAACAAATGGCACATTAGCATTCTTGCTTGTGTGGCATGGCGATACGCATCGAGGCGGTGTGTATAACAATCAAGCAGCCGCTTACGCAGGTAATGCTGCTGAAAACTGGTGGAGCTGGTTTCTTGGTAGCTCTAATGGTTCCATCAATTTTGGATTGTCATCAGCTGGAGCTATTGCTAATTGTGTTGATGGTGGTGGTTATGGTGGCACATCTGTTGTGTACACCCAGGAGAGTGGCATCACAGAGCATGGCCATCATCGATGGCATACGCTTTGTGCTGATGTGCGTGGTGATTTACCAGTATTTCAAATTAATGTGGAACTGCAGAGCGAAGTGAGACTGGAGTGTGGTGCTATATTCAAAGTCGGTAGTAATCAACCTTCTAGAGTATGAGGCTAAAATGAAAAAATTCTTATTCCTTGTTGTTATGCTGTTTGTTTTATCGGGTTGCAAACTTGGGCAAGTCGATTTGCCGCGGCTGTCTGTACCGGTAACTACCAGCGCCGAAGATTATCAAACAAAACTTGGTTGCACGAGTGCAATCGCGTATTGCGGTACTGTCGATTTTATCTTGAATACAAGCAATGGAACCCAGGTGTCACGTATAGCATCCTTCATTACGGATACTGATACAGGATTCAGGTGGATGCTGTTTCCGGATAGCTCTGGTGGTTTTTATCAATGGCGCATGGAGGGGGTTGTTGATGCAACCGTAAACCCGCCAGTCATACACGGACTTGTTCTGGATCACGCCGACATAGCTTTCTGGACGCAACAAGTTACTACGATCACATATACATTGGCCGACTGGACTAATGGCGTAAATATGATATGCAGTAATTGGGTTATGTCATGGGTTCCAGATGTTGCACCGTTCACAGGGGTGCGAATAACAGCGGACTGTCATCGATGAAATTTAAAGACTACGAGACCAAAATTCCGGAGCATTTCAAGTCAGACGGCTGCACACTCGCCCCTGATGGAACATGGGGCAGCTGTTGCCGGATTCACGACTACGCCAGACGCGACAAGCTGGTCAGTGCTGCTACCGCTGACAAGATGCTTTACAGCTGTATGCGCGAGCGGTCTAACTGGTTCATGGCCTGTTTGTATTATTTCTGGGTAAGGGTTCAAAGCATATCAGGCCTGAGCCCGCCGGCGCTTTTTGGCGTCGTGTTTATGTTGCTATTTATCGGTGGTGCGTTATGGGCGTCATCTGCCAAGGCAGATAATTTGCAAGAGACTCGCTATTGCGGTGAGCCAGAACGTTATGCTGCAGGTGGTGGCATCAAACGCAGCAGCGCTGTGCTCAAGGCGTTTCGCAAAATTCATCCGTGTCCCGCCACCGGTTTAACCACCGGCGCATGCCCCGGCTGGGCGATTGATCATGTTATTCCGCTCGCGGTGGGTGGTTGTGATGCGGTTTCAAATCTGCAATGGCTGCCGCACCAAATCAAATCCTCCGGCGATGATGCTGCCAAGGATCGTTGGGAGCGCAAGGTTTACGCTAACCCACCCATGCAGGTTCACCTGGAGCCATCGCCATGACGCACGATTTATACCTCTGCATGCTGGCTGCTGTGCTCGGCCAGTTCACCCACCTGTTGCTCATATTGCAAGAAATGTCCAGCGCTGCGGGCCGGCGCGTGGGTTTTACCTATTACACCCGCAAGCGCCCGTACAAATTTACCCTGGCCATCATCAGCTCCATTGTGGGCGTTGCCGTGCTGCATCAATACAACGAGCTCACCGTACTCACTGCATTTGGTGTAGCGGCGTATTCCAGTGATGTGCTGGATCGCGTCGGGCGTATTACCGCGGCAAAGCTGCCGGCACCATGACACGCGCCAAAGCCATTACTGCTGGCCTATTGATTCTGCTGCTCGTATCAGTCGCCGTCTGGTACACCCAAGCCCAACATGCTGCGGGCGTTGCCGAATGTGAGGCCACGCATTTGAAACAGGATAATGCCGACCTGGTTGCGGCCATTGAAAAAAACACTCTGCTGCAGGCGCAAGTTAACCGGTTATCTGCCGAGTTATTACAGGCGCGCAGTGATCCGCATTTCACTACCGTCACCCGGGTGATCTATGAAAAAGTTCCTGCTGTGCCTCAGTGTAATTATCAGCCTGACGATGTCAGCCTGCTCAACTCCCTCGTCTCGCGCGCCGATCACTACCAGCGTATCCGTGCCAGCGAATCTGCTGATTAAAGCGCCCGATTTACCGGCGTTGCCCACGGGTGTTGCCGTGTCGCAACCCGAGGCTACCGCCACGTTTATACAGTGGGCCAGGCAATACCACATGCTGGCAGATCAGTGCGACAAACTGATTGATACGGTAAATATCCTGCATCCCGCGCCCTGAAAGAAATTGCCATTTTCCCCTAAAAATGTCACAGGCCCACGGCCACACTGCGATTATCGAGGCGCGCCGCTTGCGCGTAAATAACATCGCAGAGATCAGGATCATGTAATGCCCAATAAAATCACCGCATCATCTCCCTGGTACAACGTACGTGTGCGCGCATCCGCGCCACGTGCCGCTGAAGTTTTTATCTACGGCGATATCGGCGACAGCTGGTATGCCGATTCCGTCACAGCAGCCGAGTTTGTGCGCGACATCGCCGCGCTCGATGTGGATGCGATTACCGTGCGCATTAATTCCTACGGCGGTTCGGTGTCCGATGGCATTGCCATTTACAACGCCTTGAAGCGTCATCCTGCACACATCACCGTGAGCATTGATGGCGTGGCTGTCAGCATTGCCAGCCTGATTGCCATGGCAGGCGACACGGTTGAAATGGCCGAAAACGCCCTGCTGATGATTCACGCGCCCTGGGGCGGCATGTATGGCAACGCCGCCGAGCTGCGCGAGTTTGCCGATCTGCTCGATACCTGGGCCGCTGCCATGGCCACCAGCTATGCCGCAAAAACCGGCCGCGCCCTCGATGAAATGCAGGCGCTGCTCACCGATGGCGTTGATCACTGGTTTACCGCCAGCCAGGCGCTGGATGCAAAATTCATTGATGCCACCACCACGGCTATGCCGGTGGCGGCCTCGTTTGACCGCGCGGCACTGGCCGCCCGATTCACCTCACTGTCTGCTGTGGCAGCGGTGAAAGTACCTCATGCGGCAGCCGCCGCTATTCACAACTCACCGGAGGCCACCATGCCTAAAGAAGTACAGGCGGCACAACCCGCAGCCGCATCCACGTCTGTTGCACCCGCAGCCGTTGCACCTGTTGCCAGCGAAGCTGACATTCAGGCACGTGCGCTGGCAGCTGATAAACAGCGCCGTACCGATATCGAAACGGCGTTTGCCAAATTCTCTGGCGTTGAGGGCGTATCTGCCCTCATGAAAACCTGCGCCGATGATCATCAGTGCACGGTCGAACAGGCCAATACCAAACTGCTGGCGCATCTGGGCTCGCAGTCTGCACCCATTGCAGGCGGCTATGTTGTTACCGTGGCGGATGAGCGCGACAAGTTCCGCGCAGCCATTCGCGATGCCCTGCTGATTCGTGCCAGCTTAAGCAAAAACGATACGGCCAATCCGTATCGCAGCCACACCCTGTTCGAGCTGGCCCGTGCCTGCCTGGACAAGCGCGGTGTGAACACCGGCCACATGGACAAAATGGGACTGGTGGCAGCCGCCTTCACGCATACCGGCAGTGATTTTCCGCTGCTGCTGGCCAACGTGGCCGAAAAGGCCATGCTCAAGGGTTACGAGGAAGCCGGCGAGACGTTTCAGGAATGGACGTCTGATGGCGTACTCACCGATTTCAAACCCGGCAGCCGTGTCGGTCTGAATGATTTTCCGGCGCTGGATCAGGTACGCGAAGGCGCGGAATACAAATATGCCACCGTGGGTGAGCGTGGCGAAACCATTCAGCTCGCCACTTACGGCAAGCTGTTTGGTATTACCCGCCAGGCCATCATCAATGATGACCTGACCGCCTTCACGCGCATTCCGCGCAAGATGGGTGGTGCGGCCATTCGCACTGTGGGCGATCTGGTTTATGCCATTCTTACCGGCAACCCCAATATGGCCGATGGCGTGGCCCTGTTCCATGCCACCCACGCCAACCTGCTGACTGCTGCTGCCATTTCTACGCCCGGCGTGGATGCCATGCGCGTCGCCATGGCCAAGCAAACCGCTGGCGGCAAGGCGCTCAATATTCGCCTGGCCAACCTGCTGGTGCCGGTGGCACTGCAGGGTACCGCGCAAGTGGTCGCCACGTCCGAGTTCGAAGTGGGTGCATCCAGCAAAAACAACACCGTGCCCAATTCCGTGCGCAACACTTTCAAAGTGATTGCCGATGCGCGTCTGGATACCGCCAGCGCCACCAACTGGTATGGCGCCGCTGACCCGGCTGTGCACGACACCATCGAGGTGGCCTACCTCGATGGCAACAAGATGCCGGTGCTGGAACAGCAGAACGGTTGGAACATTGATGGCGTGGAATTCAAGGTGCGCCTCGATGCCGGTGTGAAAGCGCTGGATCATCGCACTATGGCCAAAAACCCCAACACCTAACCTTAACTGACGAGCCGGGCGAACCCGCCCGGCAATGAGGATACAACCATGGCGAAGAATTTTATCCAACCCGGCAACGTGATTGATTACACGGCCGGTGCCGCGCTGGCCTCCGGTGCGGTGGTGTTGATCGGCGCACGCATTGGCGTGTTGTTATCAGCCCTGGCCAACGGCGAAACCGGCCCGGCGCAAATGACTGGCGTGTTTGAAATCGCCAAATTGAGCACGGATGCCATGACCAAAGGCGCGCTGCTGTACTGGGACAATACCAATTCCCGCCTCACCCTGACATCTGCCGGCAACACGCTGGCCGGTTATGCCTGGGCTGCAGCAGGTGCGGGTACTACCACCGTACAGTGCAACATTAACGCGTAATGTTGAGCCCGTATGCCGATTCCGTTTGCGGTATTGGAAGATCGGGTTAACAGCGTGGCGGTTGCACAACTGGCCAATGCCACCGCCACCATTGCCGGGCAGAACTATGACGGCATTTTTACCAGGGCTTTTGTTGAGGATGGCGGGGTAGAGAGCGTTAAGCCGGTATTCATCCGCCGCACGGCGGACTTGCCCGCCATGACCCACGGCCAGAGTGTTGTGATTAACAACGTGACGTATTCGGTGGTGGGTATACAGCCGGATAACGGCATCACCACCTTAATACTGGAGCGGCCGTGAACATCAGCGGTTTCAAGGCGGCACTGGCTGCCCGGTTGGTGCCACTGGCTGCATTTAACGGACGTATTTTTGTTGATCGCGAACGGGATTTTGCCGACGCCGAATTGCCCTGTGTGGTGATCAGTTTTACCGGTGCTGATGCGGCCCGCACACTGGTTAACGGCATTGAATGGACCACCCGGCTGGATGTGGTGTTAATAGTGAAGGCGGCAGAATCTGCCCGGCCCGATACCACCGCCGAAGGTTATCTGAACGATGTGCTGGCACGGCTGTACACCGATATGAAACTGGGTGGCGTGCTGGCAGATGAAATGAATTTTACTGCCGTGCGTAGCGAAGAGTCCGCCAACGGCGAACGCGTGGTGCGTCGACTGGTGCTGGAACTGAGTGGTGTTGTGGTGGATGACCTGTATGCAGCGGTGGCCGATGATTTTATTACCGCCGCCGTAGAGATTGACATGGCCAGCCCGCGCAATGATCCGCAAACGCCAGCTGAACCGGATGGCCAGATTGATGCCCGTACAACCATTACTCTGCCGCAATAGGAGCGAGTATGAACATTAAACCCAAACCTGGCCGACTGGTACGCGACCCGCAAACCGGCCGCGATGTCACCGGCCCCCTGACGGTAGCGGATGGCGATCCGTTCTGGTTACGCCGCCTGGCCGATGGTGATGTGGAGCTGGATGCGCCGGTTGAAGCGCGCGCAGTCAGCAAGCCCGACAAAAAAGAGAGGACTGAATAATGGGTATCTCGTTTAATAATATCCCGATCAACTTACTCACACCCGGCCAGTATGTGGAGTTCGATAACTCCAAGGCCATAAATGGCCTGGTGGCCATGCCGCAGCGTCTGTTGCTCATTGCGCCAAAACTGGCCGCGGGCAGCGCGACCGATAACGTACCGTTCCAGGTCAGCTCCGAATCCGATGGCATCGCCAAGCTGGGTCAGGGTTCTATTGGTGCAGCCATGGTCAAGGCCTTGTTCAGCGTCACGGATACCATCGAGACCTGGGTACTGCCCATTGCTGATAACGGCGCGGGTGTACAAGCTACCGGTACCATTGTGGTGTCTGGCACGCCCACTGCGGCAGGCACCATCAACCTGTATGTAGCCGGTGTGGCTGTGCAGATTCCGGTGGCCACCACCGATACCACCAACGGCATTGCCACCGCTATTGCTGCCGCCATTAATGCCAATGCCGATTTGCCGGTGACGGCTGCTGCTGTTACCGCCACAGTAACCCTCACCGCGCGTCATCGCGGCACGCTGGGTAATGATGTGGATGTGCGCCTTAATTATTATCCGCTGTCCGAAAAAACGCCGACAGGTGTTGGCCTGGCCATTACTGCCATGGCTAGCGGTGCTACCGATCCGAGCATTGCCACCGGGCTGGCTGCACTGGGTGCCACTCAGTACAACACCCTCATCATGGCGTTCAACGATGCGGCCAATGCCGCCCTGCTCGAAACCGAGCTGGACACTCGTTGGGGCCCCTTGTACCAGAATGATGGCCATGCGCACATTGGTTTGCGCGGTACGGTGGGTACCATCAACACCTACTTGTCGAGCCGCAATAATCCGCATGTAAGTTTCTGGACATGCGAAACCGGTGGCGAACCGACTCCGGTTTGGCACAAGGCCACGGTTGCCGGTGTAATTGCCGCGTATTACCTGGGTATTGATCCGGCGCGTCCGCTGCAAACCCTGGCACTGCCCGGTATTCTGCCTGCCAGTGCTGAAAAACGATTTACCCGCGCCGAACGTAACAACGTGCTGAGTTACGGCGGTGCCACCACGGTGGTGGATGCCAGCGGCAATGTGGTGATCGAGCGCGCCGTGACGGCATACACCCTCAATGCCGGCAGCACTGTGGATCCCAGCTACCGCGACGCCGAAACCATGTACACGCTGAGTTATCTGCGTTACTCGGTGCGGGCGCGCATCAGTTCCAAATTTCCGCGCTACAAGCTGGCCAATGACGGTGCTAATTTCGCGCCCGGCCAGGCAGTCGTGACGCCGCGCATTGTGCGCGCCGAACTCATTGCCCTGTTCCGTGACTGGGAAGCCGCCGGCCTGGTGGAAGACGTTGACCAGTTCAAGGCCGATCTGCAGGTGGTGCGCAATGGCACGGATGTAAATCGCGTGGATGTGTTGCTGCCGCCGAATATCGTTAACCAGTTCCGCGTGTTCGCGGCTCAAATCCAGTTCCGTTTGTAAGGGGTGAACCATGTCAAATAAAACATTATCAGGCCGCGCCTTCATACGTGTGAACGGCGTGCTGTTGACATCGCTGCCCGGTGCAAAAATTAATCCGGGTGGCTTCGAGCGTACTCCGGTGGTGGCGGATGTCGGCTACGTTGGGTTTACTGAAAAACCCCTGCATGCCGAAATCGAATGCGAAGTCGTGGTGGATGCCGACCTGGATATTCTGGCACTGGCCGAGGCGACCGATGTCACCGTGACATTTGAAACCAGCAATGGCCGCGTGTGGTTGATGCGCGGTGCGGCGCTGGCCTCACCACCCGCCTATGAAGCCAGCGAGTCGAAAGCTTCGCTGAAATACATTGGCCACGCGGTTGAAAATGCATAATGAGCAAGAGCATTACTATTACATTGCGTGAGCCGATACAGGCTCACGGTGAAACCCTGACCCAGCTGGTGCTGGAAGCGCCGCGCGCCAAACATTTGCGCCACATGCCGGTGAAAAGCGTGATGGAAATGGGCGACATTCTGGATCTGGCGGGCACGTGTTTGGGCTTGCCTCCGTCCAGCATGGATCAGCTGTGTGCGGCAGATGCCATGAAACTGGTGGAGGCTATCGGCGGTTTTTTGGGCAGCGACATTGGCGCGAAGCCATTGTCCTGATTGCTTACGTGTTCCATTTTCCGCCATCGGAATTGTGGGACATGGACACGGAAGAAATCGAGTTCTGGGCGGGCGAAGCCGAGGCGATTGTTAAGGCTTAGGCACCCACGCCGTGAGGATCAGCGGCGCGAACATCCACCAGGTGTTCAGATCGGTTTGCAACAGGGCATTAACAGCCATGAACGGCAGGACCAGCAATAGCAGTATGCCCACTGCGCGCAGTGCCCAATGTGCCTGCGCTGTGGCGCGTAACAGCACGGCATACAGCATGACGCCAGCCAGTAACCAGCTGCCGTGGCGAGTGAGTGCGGATGTGATGTGTGACATGCAATAAGCATGGACTCCAATTAAGAAGAAATCAATATGGCCGCTCAAGCACAAATTGTTATCACTGCGCTGGACAAACTCTCAGGCCCGCTGCTGAACATGAGCGTGCGCCTCGAAGCCTTTAACAAACAAATGCAAAAAACCTCGCAGGTTTCCCAGGCATTGGGTTTGTTTACCGAACAAATGAAGCCTTCTCTGGATCGGGTAAATAAAGCCTTTAACGGCGTGAAAGACGGCACCAAAACCTTTGCGGCATTTACCGTGGCCGTGGGTGGCGCTGGCTTTGGCCTGATGAAATTCGCAACCTCGGCCGTGGACGCCATTGATAAAGTGGGTGATCTGGCCGCGCGCTACCAGGTAGCCACCACGTCTATTCAGGTATGGGGTGGCCTGGTGGAAGAGGCGGGCGGTGACATGGACAGCGCCGCCAAAGGCATCGGCAAGCTGCGTGGCGCGATGAATGAAGCTATAGCTGGCAGCGCTCAATATGTTGCGGCCTTCGACGGCATCGGCATCAGCGTGCAACAGTTACAGAACATGAAACCGGAAGACGTGATGCTGCGCATGGCCGACGCCTTCAAGGCATCGAATAACGAAAACGCCAAACATGCCGTGCTGACCAAATTAATGGGCGAACGCGCCACGGCATTTATGGATGTGATGAATCAGGGTGGCGATGCCGTGCGCCAGCGTTATGCCGACATGCGTGCCGATGGCCGCTTGTTTACCGATGAGCACATCCAGCAAGCGGATGCTTTTGACAAGGCATGGAAGCGCGCCACCGGTGCGTTCGACGGCATTAAAAATACCCTGGGCATGGATCTGGCCAATGCGCTGATGCCGATTATTGACGCCACGCGCAAATGGTTGTTGGCCAATCGTGAGCTGGTGCGTGACAAATTTGCAACATTTATCCAACACCTGCCTGGCATTCTTGAAAACGTCTGGAAAGCGGCGCAGGTAGTGTGGGATATTTTCAGTGGTATTGCCTCGGTTTTTAAAACGCTGGGTCATATTCTTGGGCCGACTGTCACGGTTTTTCTGGCAATTGGTCTGGCTATGGCGCCCTTGATCGTCTCGGTGATTTCGCTCACGACGTCTTTATATGGCCTGGGCGCGGCGGTTGTGGCGGCGCTGGGTCCAGTTGGCCTGGCCATTGCTGCACTGGCGGCAATCTTTATCTGGCTGGGCACGGTGGTGTATGAAAACTGGGACGCCATTGTGGCCACTATTTCAGGTGCATGGCAACGCATTAAATCCGTTTTTGAAGTGAATTTTTTTGCAGGACTTTTTCAGGCCTGGCTGGAAATGTGGCAGGGTTTGGCCAATGGCATTCTTGGCATTATTAAATCTATCCCGTTTGTACGCGATCTGGATGCTGTGAAAAATTTGCAGGGCTTAAATTTTGCCAACCAGTTTGCGTCAGCCGTCACGCCTATTACCGCTGCGCAAGCAGCGGGCAATAAACAGCAAATTGACAACACGCTGCGCATCAAGATTGACAGCGAAGGCCGCCCGCGCGTCACCGAAATGAAATCAGGCGCAGGACAAACCCGGTTTGATGTCTCCACCGGTTTAGTGATGGCGGGTGGATGATGGCCTGGCGCGATCAACTTTCTATCGCCAGTTTTCGCGGCATCGTTTTTCAGGTGGAGGCCGCGACCACAGCCATTGGCCGGCGTCTGGCGCGGCATGAATACCCGCAACGCGACACGCCCTGGATGGAAGACATGGGGCGTAAGGCGCGCGAGTATAAAGTGGATGCCTACATACTGGGCGCGGATTACATGCAGGGGCGCGATCAGCTGATACTTGAGATCGAAAAAGCTGGTGCTGGTTTGCTGGTGCATCCGTATTACGGCACAGTGAATGTTACGGTATCGGATTGCCAGATTTCCGAGTCGAACCAGCATGGCGGCATGGTCAAGTTTTCGCTCACGTTTGTTGAAGCGGGCGAACAAAATGAACCGGGCGCGCAAACCGATACCGAGGGCGAGCTGACCAATCAGCTCGATGCCTGCAATGCCACCATTGCACAGGACTTTTCCGAGTCCTTTTCCCTCGATGACGTGAATGATTTTGCCCTGCAGGACGCGCTGGATTTTGCTAACGATTTATTACAGCAGTTGCAAATCGGCATTCAGCAATATGAATGGATCCGCTCCGATCCGCTGACGGCGCTCAATGCGTTGTTGCCCGAAAATATTCAGGCTGCGCTGGGCAACCCGATTGATTTCGCCAATGGCGTGATTGCGCTCATGGGTAATATGGACAACCTGGGCTTGCTACTGGATGGCGACGATAACAATGACCCGACAGTGACACCCGGCGCGGGTGTGGTGCGCACCAAAACCGAGAGCAACCGCGTGGCGCTGCACAACCTGGTGCAGCATCTGGCCACGGCACAGCAGGTGGTGAATCTCGCGTTGACAGATCATGCATCGCTCGATGATGCACGGGCGGCTCAAACCGAAATTCTGCTACGCGTGGATGACGTGATGTTTGACACCACCTCCGCACCCGCCACGGTGGATGCTATGTTGCAGCTGCGCACCCTGGCGGCGGCGCATTTTATTCGCACGCAAATCACCTTGCCAAAATTGCTGACCCTGCGCCCGCAAACCGAGCTGCCCGCGCTGGTGCATGCGCATGCGCTGTATGGTGATGCCTGGCTGGAACAGGACCGTGAAGCCGAGGTGATTCGCCGCAACCATGTGCGGCATCCGTTGTTTGTGCCGGCAGGCCGTGACATGCATATGGTATTGCCTGCATGAGCGCCGACACCCTGCTCACCTTGCGCGTCGGCGGCCAGATTTATAACGGCTGGAAATCGGTGTCGGTGCGCACGGCCATGGATCAAATTGCCGGCAGTTTTGATCTGGCGATCACCGAGCGCTGGCCCGGCCGGCCGGTAGACTGGGCTATTCCGCCTGGCGAAGCCTGTGAAATCAGCATTGGTGATGACGTGGTAATCACCGGGTATGTGGATGCGGTGGATGTGGATTACGATCAGGCCAGTCACAGCCTGCGCGTGACCGGCCGTGATCGCACCGGTGACCTGGTAGATTGTTCCGCGCCTTCGGATTCGTTGTCCGGTTTAACATTTACAGACATTGCCAATCGCGTGTGCGCGCCGTTCAACATTGCTGTGCGCAGCACTTTGCCGGCAGGTAAAAAAATCACCAAGGCATCCGTGCAAAATGGCGAGAGTGTTTTTCGCGTGCTGGAGCGTTTGGCGCGCGCCGAAGGTGCGCTACTGGTATCGGATGGTGTGGGCGGTTTGCTCATTACCCGCGCCGGTACCGGTGGCGATAGCACCACCGTGCTGGATTTTGGCCGCAACATTTTACGCGCCAGCGGCAATAAAAATCACACAGGCTTATTTTCGAAAATCACCGTGAAAGGGCAGGGGTCTGCCGCCGAGGCCGCGCAATTTGATCTGGCGCAGGCGTCACCCAGCGGCAGCGTGGAGCGTGGTACCACGGCCAGTGTGCGCGGTAGTCAGGTGGCGCGTTATCGCCCCTTGATTATCGTGGCCGAGAGCAATGCCGATGCCACACGCTGCCAGCAGCGTGCCGAATGGGAAGCGGGCAACCGCGAAGCGCGGGCACATACCGTGAACATTACCGTGCAGGGCTGGCGGCAGGATGACGGCAGCGTGTGGCGTATTAACCAGCGTGTGCGCGTGCGTTGCCCATGGCTGCGCGTGGATGGCTGGTTGCTGGTTGCGGCGGTGGAGTATCAATTGAGCGACAGTGGCAGTCTGGCCGTGTTGTCGCTGGTGCCGGATACGGCATTTGATGTATTGCCCGAGATCCCGGATCCGGCTGACAACACCTACAAGGTGGTTGGCGCATGAATCTGGCGCAAATGATTGCAGCACTCACCGAAGATTTGCGCACCCGCGCGCGCCTGATGGTGGGCCGCGCCATTCTCACCGCCATCCAGGACAGCGGCAATATTCAAACCGTCCAGGTGCAGCTGATGGCCGATGAAATCCACGATAACGTGGAGCGCATTCAGGAATACGGTTTTACCTCGGTGCCCAAACCGGGTGCCGAAGCGGTGGTGGTATGCGTGGGCGGCACGCGTGATCACGGCCTGGTTATTGCGGTGGATGATCGCCGCTACCGGCTGAAAGGTTTACAGGGCGGCGAAGTGGCTTTGTACACCGATGAGGGCGACAAGATCCACCTCAAACGCAACCACGTGATTGATATTGTCACCACCACACTGAACATCACCGCAAACACCGCCAACGTGAGCGGCAACTTGAATGTGCAAGGAAATGTAGTGGCGCAGGGTGATGTGAGTGACCACGGTAATAAATCCATGTTGGCGATGCGCACGGTTTATAACGCGCATGCTCATACCGATCCACAGGGTGGCAGCGTTGGCCCGGCAGCGGGGCAAATGTAAATGGCAGACATTGAATTTTTTACCGATATCACTGGCACTGAATTCGATTACCAGTTGTTGAATGGTGCGCTGGCGGCTGAACACGATATTAAAACTGCGGTGATGATTTCTTTGTTCACCGATCGCAGAGCCGATGAGGGCGATGCGCTGCCCGATCCGCGCGGCAGCAAACGTGGCTGGTGGGCCGATGCCATGATGGGCCGCCAGATTGGCTCACGCCTGTGGCTACTTGGCCGTGAAAAGCAACTGAATGATGTGGTGCGCCGCGCGCGCGAATACGCCGAAGAGGCGCTGGCCTGGCTTGTAACCGAGGGTGTTGCGCGCAACGTGCAGGTACAGGCCGGCATCGCCCGCGCCGGCGTACTGGGATTGGTAGTTGAGGTGTCGCGCAACAATACGCCGCCCGCGCGCTACCGTTTTGAATTTGCGTGGCAAGGCGCCACGACTGTGAGGAATTAATGTCGTTTTCCCGCCCCACGCTGCGCACACTGGTTGATCGCGTTATTGCTGACATCAATGCGCGCCTGCCAGGTGCCGATGCCCGATTGCCTTATAGCAACCTGAATGTGCTGGCGCATGTGCACGGTGCGGCGGCACACGGCATGTACGGTTATCTCGACTGGATAGCCAGGCAGGTGATTATTGATACCTGCGAGGCAGAATACCTGGATCGCTGGGCCGCTATTTGGGGTGTGCTGCGCAAAGCCGCCACGCCTGCCACCGGCAATGTAACGTTTACCGGCGTGAACGGCAGCAGCATTCCGGTGGGTACCTTGCTGGCGCGCGCCGATGGCGTGCAATACAAAACCACTGCGCTGGTCAGTATTGCCAGTGGCACGGCCACCACCTCGGCAGTGGAAGTGGCGGGCGGCGTGACTGGCAATTATGCGGCCAGCGGCCAGCTCTCGCTGGTGGTGCCGGTGGCGGGTGTGGATGCTACCGCCACGGTAGCGGCGGGCGGTTTAACGGGTGGCGCGGATACCGAAACCGATGATGCCCTGCGCAGCCGTTTGCTGCAGCGTATTCAGAATCCGCCGCAAGGTGGTGCGGCGGCAGATTATGTGGCCTGGGCGCTTGAGGTAGCTGGTGTGACTCGCGCCTGGTGTTATCCGTTGGAAGACGGTGCCGGCACCGTGAAAGTGCGCTTCATGATGGATAACAATTATGACAATGGCATTCCCCAGGCGGGTGATGTGACGGCGGTGCAGAATTACATTGATGCCTTGCGGCCGGTGGCAATTGCGGTGGGTGGTTTTACCACTGTTGCGCCGGTGGCGGCGCCCATTAATTTTACCATGACAGTTTCGCCCAACACGCAAACAGTGCGCGACGCCGTGACAGCCGAACTGAAAGATATGATTTTACGCGACAGTGCACCCGGTGGCGTTATTCGCATCAGCCGCATTCGCGAAGCCATCAGTCTGGCGGCGGGCGAAACCGATTACACGCTGACCGCGCCCTCTGCTGACATTACGCACACAGCCAACCAGATTGCAACCATGGGCACGATTACATTCAGCTAATGATTAAAGACGATTATAAAAAACAATTACAGTCGCTGTTGCCACCCGGCGTGCTGTGGCAATCGCAAGTGGATAGTGCGTTTGCCAATTTGCTCGACGCCCTGGCTGAAGAGCTGGCGCGCATTGATGCACGTGCTGAAAACCTGCTGCTGGAAGCATACCCGGACACATCAGTTGAGTTGCTTCCCGATTGGGAACGTGTAGCAGGCTTGCCGCATGCCTGTACCGGTGAGCTAAGTACCTTGCAACAGCGCCACAATGCATTAATGGGCGTGCTCACCATTGAGCGCAGTTTATCGCGCGCGTTTTTTATTAATATTGCTGCGCGCATGGGTTTTACCATAACTATTACCGAGCTGCCGAATTTTGTGTGGCAGATCAATGCCGCGCTCGATGTGAATGCGGTGTATTTTCGTGCCAGTGTGTCTGTAGCAGGCGATCCACTGGTTCAATCGCTGAACAACCTTCTGGAATGCGTGATGCAGGCTCTGAAACCTGCGCATACCAGTGTCACATTTAATTATATTTGAGGTGATTTATGCATCGTGTTGATAATGCCACCAGCGCTCCCACATTGCCTACACCGCAAGCGGTTGGCCCTCAGCCGAATGGATATTTCCAATCGCAAACCATCGTTGAAGCGGATTGGTTAAATGCAGTGCAAGAAGAAATCGTGAATGTCATTGCGAGTGAATCTATTGCGCTGGATAAACTGACACGCAACCAGTTGCTGGCCGCGATTACTGCCAAAATTACGCTGTCCAGACTTGGTGTTACTGCATTTATGCAAAACCTATTGGACGACACAACTCAAGCAGCGGCCAGAAACACATTAGGTTTAACAACAACGGTTGAAAATCGAGTGGTTGATTGGAGTAAGGCGCCTTTTGTGGCTTCAAAAACGATCACATCTACGTTGACTGAGCTTCAGCGTTTGAATTTAGGTGCGTTACAGGTTGGTGATTTAATACATTTTCAGTGGTGGGTTCAAGGGATTAAAACAGGCAATGGCCTTGTGAGCGCCAGAATTGATATAGCCTCTGGTACAGTTGAGTATTTGGACGGTTATGGTAGTGAGATGCCAAATATCTTATTTGTGTACACTGCAGATACTCCGACCTGGAATTTGAAATCACGAGGTGAATTTAGGGTCACATCAGCTGCCGCCGTAGAGATGGTTTTAAACGCCTCCTCTTCTGGCGGGGACTCCACGAATGGTGTAGGTAAATTAGTCGCCTACGTGACACGCAAGAGCTAGCAAAATATGCAAATAATATATCTATCTAAATTTGAAATGTTTGCTCGGTTTCGAGGCGATTATTTCGGTGTTACTCAACACTTTTCAGGCGCAGAGCCTAAAATTTACATTAGAAATGATTTGCCAAAATGTGTTCAGGCATCTGTTTTGGCGCATGAGCAATATCATGCCAAAGGAAATCACGATGAATTCGGCGCATGGCTGGCCGGGCTTCGCGGTAACTGGAAAGGCTTTTTCTTTGGCATTCTGTTAAGTTTACGCCCATCTCGTTTAAAGCTTTACCCAGAACTTGTGTCAGCCATTTGTGTGGTTTGCGGATTCGCTATTTTGGTCTATATCAACTCATGATTTTATAGAGGCTGCCCGGCGCTCAACCGGGCAGTTTTATGTTTACCTCTTCTTGCCGCCTTTACCTTTACTACCGGTTTTGATAGTCTCTACGACCGAATGTTTTGGATCGCGCTTAGCATCCTCCACCGATATAATGCGACCCGTAATAGCGTCGCGGCCAATTTTCCTGCTTTTTGTCATTTGTATATTTCCTCTCTAAGGTGATTGTGACGGCTGTTGACGCAGCCGTTGTTACCACATGGCAACGTAGAGAATATTGGGGCGTGATTCAAAATTTCAACCCTTCGTAACTTCTAGCCAATCCGCCCACACCTGCATCATCTTGCGGCGTTCCTCCAGGTGGGCTGTGCGGTTATAGGCGCGGCCATTCGGGTCGCGCACGGCGTGCGCCAGCTGGTGCTCAATAAAATCCGGCCTGAATCCCAGTAGCTCATCCAGTAGCGTGCGGGCTGTAGCGCGAAAGCCATGGGCGGTCATTTCGTCTTTGGTGTAACCCATGCGGCGCAGGGCCGCGTTTACGGTGTTTTCGCTCATGGGGCGTTGCCGGCTGCGTTCAGACGGGAATACAAAATCCCCTGACCCCGTGAGGCGGTGTAACTCACGTAACACAGCCACGGCTTGTGTGGCCAGTGGTACCACATGATCAGCGCCCATTTTCATTTTTGCGGCAGGAATGATCCACAGCGCATCATCCAGATTAATATCAGCCCACGCAGCATGGCGTAGCTCGCCGGGTCGCACAAATGTGTAGGCCGACATCAGCAAGGCGCAGCGCGTGATATAGCTGCCGGTGAATCCCTGTATGGCGCGCATCATGGCATGCACTTCGGCTGGACTGGTAATGGCGGCGTGGTGTTTGACGCTGCGCTTGCTCAGCACCAGGCTGATATCAATGCTGGCCGATACATCACGCGGCACCAGTTCGAGCGTGTCGGCGTATTGCAGTATGCGTTGAATATAATTGAACGTGCGTGCTGCCAGATCTACCGCGCCGCGTTGCTCGATGCGTGTGATCACACTAATGATGTCGCTGGGTTTAATGTCGGCCACCGGCATCCAGCCAAGCCATGGGTACACATCCTGCTGCAAGCGCGTAGTGACTTTTTGGCGTGTGATATCGGCTTTGTCGGCATAGGCTTTTTCAAACCAGGCGTGGGCGATGTGCTCAAAGGTGTTGTTGTTTTCCAGCACCTGGCGCGCCTTGCGTGTTTTTTTCAATGCAGCCGGGTCGCTGCCACGCTGTAATTGCGTGCGCGCCTCATCGCGTGCATCACGTGCCGCCTTGAGTGATACCGCTGGATATACACCTAGTGCGAGACGTTTTTCCTTGCCTGCAAATTGATATTTAAACCGCCAATACTTGCCACCTGCCGGTGTAATTTCGAGATACAACCCGCCGCCATCGTACAATCGTTGGGTTTTATCTGAGGGTTTTGCAGTGCGTGTAGCCACATCCGTGAGTTGGGGCAT